GAGAACGCACTTGAGAAAGTGCAGCAGCTTGGTGGGTACTCCTTCACGTTCAAAGCAACTGACCAGAAGTCTTCGGGCGTTATCGCTCAAGAGGTACAGAAGGTTATGCCTGAGCTAGTACAGGAGGGCGACGACAGTCACTTGACCGTTCAGTACGGCAACATGGTTGGTCTCTTGATAGAGGCAATCAAAGAACAGCAGGCTCAGATTGATGAGCTTAAAGATAAACTTAATAGCTAATAGTGAAGGAACACGAAGATGGCTATACAAGTTAGTGGTACAACGGTTATCAATGACTCAAGAAAGGTACTGAATCTTCAGGGTATGAGGGTTCCTACGTATAGTTCAGACCCGTCCTCTCCTTCAGGTGGCGATGTCTACTTAAACACAGCAAACAATAAACTTTATGTGTATGGAAGTACTATTGCTGAGTGGGTACAACTAAATTAATACTAAGGGTTTAAAATACAATGGCTATACAAATAAACGGCACAGATGTTATTGATAATGACAGGAAGTTAAAGAATCTTAGTTCTTTAGGCATTCCTAGATTTAGTAGTGCACCATCAGGTGCTTCATCAGGTGATTTGTATCAATTAACTACAGACGACTCCGTATATTGCTTTAGGAATAGTACTTGGGAGTTAATCTCCCAGCCACCCATAAACCTTTTTTCCGACTTTGCTCCCGCTGATCTCGCTAGTCCAGCCGAGATATTATCTGGATCTGGTACATGGAGTATAGGGTCCAGAACGCCTCAGACGGCCATTCTTTTCATGGTTACTTCTGGGGCTTCGGGCAACACCTCTATATACCAATCTAACTGGGGTTTTCGTGGGTCTGGCTCTATTGCCCGATTTATCTTTACAGACACTACCGCGATGTATGGTATGACTTATAACACCGCTACAGTCCCTCACAATAACTGGCAAGCCCAAGAACAATCTGTCTGCGGTACCTCAACCTCCATAGTCCTCAACGGAACTACTTATACCCCAAATGGATCGAGTACAGGTACTAGGGATATTAGTGCTGGTTACATTCCTGGTGAAACGTCGGGCCTCACAAGATCAAACCAAGGGATCTTATGTAATGCTGGGCAGCTCACCATATCAGGATCAATGTCAGCACCTAACTTTGGGGGTGCCAGCAGCGCGGCTGGCCCTAATAGCTATGACTATGCAGGTGCTGGCGGTGCGGGCAGCTACCCTAGCTATGCTGGCGGGCCAAGCACGTCCCTATATTCTGGCGATGGTGGTGACGTTGATCAATATGGCCAGTTACATGGGGGTGGTGGAGGTGGTAGCAACGTCACCTTATCTGGTAGACCTCTTTCAACAGGCGGTTTAGGTACCATTCGTATTTACTACCCTGAACAATGGTTATAAAGAAAAAGGAGTGTAACATACATGTCTATTGATCCAACCGAAGCTAAACAACAGCAAGATTTTAGAGATTTTAGAGCACTTATACTTGCTAAGACAGATCATTTAGTTTCTGTACAAGATGATACTCGCGATAAAACTTTACTGCTAGAGTTTAGGCAGCTTTTACGAGATGTACCTCAAACAAGAGGTGATTTTGCATATAGACTAGAGCCTGAAACGGATAGAGAGCGTGAGGCTTTTGCCTATGGAACACAGATTTTAGCGGAGCTAGGTTTAATACACTCATGAAGATTGCAATTATCGGTAAGGGTACTGTGGGCTGTGTCACGGCATTAACATCAGCACACGCATCTTTAGGCGAGGTTGATTGGTATTTTGACCCTGATAAAAAGCCTCAGGCTGTAGGCGAGGGTTCAACGCTAACCTTGCCAAGGACGCTGCATGAAACACTTAACTTCTCTGTTAAAGATTTTAGTAAAATAGATGCTACAGTTAAAACGGGGATATATAAAGAGGATTGGGGTACTACAAGTAAACCTTTTTTACATGACTTTCCTTCTCCGCAAGTAGCTATGCATTTCAATGCTACTAAACTACAGGATTACATTGAGGATGCACTAAAAGACTCTGTAAATATTATAAAAAAGAATGTTTCCTCTAGTGATATAGATGCAGACTATATTTTAGATTGTTCAGGTAGGCCTACTAGCTATGAAGACTTTGATGAGTCGCCTTATATCCCTGTTAATTCTGTTTTTGTTACTCAGTGTTACTGGCCCTTTCCTGCGTTTAATCATACGTTAGCTATTGCAAGGCCTTACGGATGGGTATTTGGTATACCTTTGCAGAATAGGTGTTCTGTAGGGTACATGTATAATAAAGACATCAATACTCTAGAAGAGGTTAAAGAAGATGTTAAGTATATCTTTGAAAGGTTTAATCTCACGCCCAGTAAAGACACAAACGCCTTTTCTTTTAATAATTACAGAAGAAAAGAGAACTTTGTAGACAATGTGTGTTACAATGGTAATGCCTCTTTCTTCTTAGAACCGTTAGAGGCAACAACCTTTGGTTCGGCTCTTAATATTAATTCGGTTGCTCAAGGCCATTATAATAAGCGCTTTACTAAAGAACAAAGCGAGTCACGTTATCAAGCCATTATGGATGCAGGAGAGGCTATAATAATGTTGCATTATTCTGCAGGCTCATCCTTTAAATCAGACTTTTGGTCTTATGCAAAAGAGCGGGGTTCTAAGTACATGGAACAAGCGGATGATTCTGTTTTGTATATGTTAAAACACTCAAAGAAACCTAAAAGATTAGGTTCTTATGCAAGCAGTTTTGTACAACCTGATTCTCAGACAATGCACTTTGAGGCCTTGTATAGTGCTTGGTGGGAGGGTTCTTTCTCACAAAACGTAGAGGGCTTAGGCTTAAGTGGAGTTTATTAATGTTAGGTTTTTCACCTTTATCAGGCTCACCTCTTTCTGCGTTAAGTGGGGGTACTGAATCCTTTGCTTTTTTAGCAAGCAACTTAATGCAAATAACAGAAAACAGCGTTTTATTTGTGGCAGAATCAAGCGTTACTGCTCCAAACGCGGTTATGAACACCACAATAACACCGCTACTCTACGATGCGAAAGCATCTCTTATTACGGGTAATGTTACAGCGAGTACGGCTTTTAGTGAGATGACCACTATAGCGCCTGCTAATGTTACACCCTCTTCAGCTACCGCTTTTCTTACCATATACATAGGTGACTTTGCAGATGAGGATGCACAGGCTAGAGCGTTTATGTCTCCTGCTACAGCCTTCACATCTCTAGATGCTGTAGCATTTGATGCAAAAGCAGATGTTATACCAGCATCTATATTAGCTACTTTAACTCCAGACGTTCTAGAGGGTAGAGGCATTGCACACATACTTATAGACGATGTGAACGCTTACTTGTATAATAACCTTAGCGACCCAACAGCAGTAATATTCCCCTACCAAGACTATGCAGCTTTGTATGATAGGGAACGAACTGTGTTCTTATCAGGACAAGAAAACAACACCACAGTATACATAGATCAAAAACCTGCAAACACTACTGTATATATCACAAAGTGAGGACTAAGCATGGCATATAAATGGCCTGATAAAGATAAGGATGAACTTGTAGACTACAGCGTAGACTGGTCTCGTTTTATAGACAAGGACACTATTGCAAGTGTGTTGTGGTACATAAAGGATGCAGCAGGAGTAAAGACGCTTGTTATAGACTCTGATTTGGTAGATGGTTTGCAATTCGTAACAGGGACTTTAGTAGATAAAGTAACTACAGCACGTTTTAGCCTAGGTACAAGTAACAAGAGGTACACAGTTATTTGCGGTATTACTACAGGTAATGGTCTTGTGTACGAGCGTAGTATCTTTCTACGTATTAGGGAGAAGTAATAATGGCATACAATTACATTAGCTTGGTTAACGACGTGAACCGACGTTTGAACGAAGTAGAGCTAACATCCACTAACTTCCCTACAGCTACAGGTTACTATAGCTTTGCTAAGGACTCTGTTAACGCTGCTATTCGCCACATCAATCAAGAAGAGTTTGAATGGCCTTGGAACCATGTTGAAGAGACTGAAGTCTTGGCTGTGGGTGAAGTACGCTACAGTATGCCTTATGATAGTAAGACTATTAACATGAACACGTTCCGCATTAAACGAGATGCTAATCTAGGTGTAGGTACTGTAAAACTAAAGGTATTAACATATGAAGAATGGCTTGACAAGTATGCTGACTCTGAGTATAACTCCTCTTCAGATACACGTGGTATTCCTGTGTACGTTGTACGTACTCCTAGCAGAGAGATTATATTCTATCCTGCACCTAATCAAGAGTATGAAGTTGTATATGAATACTTCCGTACAGGCTTTGATCTAGAATCCGTGACAGATGTACCTACTCTTCCTGAGCAGTACCGATATACTATTATAGATGGTGCTATGTATTATGTGTACCAGTTCCGTGGTGACATGCAGGCGGCACAGCTTTCACTACAGAAGTTTGAGCAGGGTATTAAGCAACTACGTAGCCTTCACATTAATCGCACTGAATACTTGCGAGATACGAGAGTTCATTTCTAATGGCTACACAATGGCAAACCTTTCCTATTGAGTTTAGAGGTGGACTTATCTCTAACCTTAGCCCTCTTCAGCAGGGTACTAATGCCGTGGGTTCTGCTACTATTCTGCAGAACTTTGAAGCTACTAAGGATGGTGGCTACAGTAAGATCAAAGGCTATGAAAAGTTTAGTACTACAGCCGTACCTGGTTCTGGTGCTATTCTAGCATTAAAGGTTATCAGTTCTGGCCGTGTAGTTACAGCTAGACAGAGTGCATCTAACGTAACAGAGTACTACTACGGTACAGGCACTGTTTGGACTTCAATGGGTGCTAGACCCTTATTAGGCGGGAAAGTACGACATGCTTTGTATAACCTTAATGGCGATGACAAAGTGGTGTTTGTTGATGGAGTTAACTATCCAGGAATCTACAATACATCAGGTAATACCTTCGCTGCAGTATCATCTTCAACTGACGTTCTAGGCGCTGAGTATGTAGCTGTGTTTAAGAATACAGCTTTCTACGCCAAAGGTAACAACGTATTCTTCACAGCACCCTTTAGTGTAGATGACTTCTCTTCAGCTAATGGTGCAGGTAGCATTAACGTAGCTTCAGAGATAACAGGCTTAGCAGTCTTTCGTGATCAGCTAATCATCTTCACTGCTGACAGTGTTAAACGCCTGACAGGTAACACTACAGCAGACTACCAAGTAAGCCCTATTACAGACCGTATTGGCTGTGTTAATGGGGATACTATTCAAGAGGTTGGTGGTGACATCATGTACCTCGCACCTGACGGTATTCGCCTACTAAGTGCTACTGACCGTATTGGTGACTTCGGATTAGATGTTGCGTCAGACCCTATTGCTAAAGATGCTAACACGTTTCTATCCAGTACACCAAACTACACATCACTCCTTATGCGTGAGAAAGCACAGTATCGCATCTTTGCTTACATTGAGTCTGAACAGCATCAAGCTGCTAAGGGTTTAATCGCTACCAAGTTTGTATCGCAGGGTGCCTCTGGTATTAGTTGGTCCTCTACCTTTGGTATCAAGGTCTTTGTCGCTGATAGTCGCTACTCTGGTACTGCTGAGACTATCTGTTTTGCTAACACAGACGGATATGTTTACACTTTAGATACAGGCTCTTCATTTGATGGTACGCCTATTGAAGCGGTGTATGAATCTCCTTATATGCCTCTATCTGATCCACAGGTTCGTAAGTCTTTTTACAAGATGACACTGTATGCAGAACCTACAGGTAGTATGTCACTAGACCTAAACATCAAGTATGACTTTGGTACTAAGAGTAATACAGGTGTTATTCAGCCTAGTACGCAGGTTATAGATAGTACAGGTACTTCTGTATTCCTGTTTGGTGCATCTGACGCTGTGTTTAACTCTGCTACATATGGCGGTGAGCTAGATAAGGTGTACAATACTAACATCATTGGTTCAGGTAAGACTATCTCAATACGAATCGAAGACAACTCAACAAACCCAACATTTACTCTAGACACTGCTTTGTTAGAGTTTAGTCAAGAAGATAGACAGTAAGGATTTAACATGGCAGGTTACACACGTACAGACACTGGTAACAACATCGCTAACGGTAACGTGATTGATGCTGATGACCTTGATGCAGAGTACAATGCTGTTGAAGCAGCCTTTAACGCATCTACAGGTCACGCTCACGATGGCTCTGCAGGTTCAGGCGCTCCTATACTTAAAGTAGGCCCAGCGCAAGACTTTATTGTGTCGGGTACAGCAATACTACCTAAGACTACTAACACGTTAAACATAGGCTCTGCAGCGGTACAGTTTAAAGATGCCTTCTTTGATGGCACTGTAGACACAGACGCTTTAACTGTATCTGCCAATACTACTATGGGCGGCACACTGGGTGTTACAGGTGCTATAACAGCTACAGGCGGTGTTGTCGGTAACATTACGGGTAACATTACGGGTACTGTAACGGGCACTGTCTCTGATGTATCAAACCATGATTCAGGTGACATTGCAGAGGGTTCAAACCTCTACTTCACTACGGTACGTTCTCGTACTTCTGTCTCTGCTACAGGTAGCTTAAACTACGAGCCAACTTCAGGTGTCTTTAGTTTTACTCAAGGTGACACGGATACGATAGCTGAAGGTTCAGCTAACCTTTACTATACCACAGCCCGTGCTACGTCAGATGCGCAGGCAGCTATCTCTGTAACGGATGCAGGTGGTGATGGTAGTGTTACTTACTCAGCAGGGGTAATCACCTATACTGGACCAAGTGCTACAGAGACACGTGCTCACTTCAGTGCAGGCACAGGCGTAGCTTATGCAGGCGGTGCTTTCTCTATCGGTCAAGCTGTAGGTACGTCTGATAATGTAACATTCAATAACACTATCGTGAACGGCAACCTTACAGTTAATGGTACAACAACTACTGTTAACTCTAATGACGTAAACATTGGTGACGCTACTCTTACCCTTAACTCGGATGAGACAGGTACACCTAGCCAAGACGCTGGTATCACTATTGAGCGTGGCACTGCAGTTAACAAATCATTCTTGTGGGATGAATCTGAGGATGAATGGACTGTAGGTAGTGAACGTATCAAAGCAGGTACGTTTGAGGGTAACTTGACGGGTGCTATTACAGGTAACGCAGATACTGCTACCGCATTACAAACAGCCCGTAGCATTACTTTAGCTGGAGACTTGTCTGGTACTGCATCCTTTGATGGTACTGGTGACGTAAGCATTACTGCTACTGTTGCAGACGACAGCCACAACCACGTGATCAGCAATATTGATGGCCTACAAACAGAGATTGACACTAAGGCAGAACTAGCAGGCTCTACAGGTCAGGCTTTCTCTGCATCTACACTTAATGCTACCACAGTAGACTTAGGTAACTGGACTGTAACGGAGAGTTCTGGCGTACTGCACTTTGCTACAGGTGGCACAAACAAGATGAAGCTAGACGCCTCAGGCAACTTAACTGTCGTAGGTGATGTAACAGGGTTTGGAACTATCTAATGGCAATACAGGCATCAGGAGCAGTATCTATATCTGATATACAATCAGAGTTTGGTGGGGCTAACCCTATCAGCCTCTCTGAGTACTACCGCAATGGTGCTTATATCCCCTCAGGTGCTACTAGCGTACCTACCAGCGGTGCTATAGATATTAGTGACTTTTACGGTACATCTAACTCTTATGGCTTTTCTATTGCTGCCAACACACTGAATGCAGACGTTAGAGCATTGGCTATTACAGATGGGTGGGATGCATCTACACCTCTTCTTGTCACTGTTAACGCAGGTGTATGGTGTTACTCGAATACTACATCAACAGGTGGTATGGTACTAGCAGGGTCATTTCCTGGAGGCGTCACTGTAACTAACAGTGGTAACATTATTGGTATGGGCGGTTATGCGGGACAAGCAGGTGGTCCTGCTCTACAGATCACTACATCTGACACAGTAAGTATAACCAACAACTCTGGAGCCTACATTGCAGGCGGCGGTGGTGGTGGGAGCATTACTTATAACGGCATAAATGTAGGCGGCGGTGGCGCTGGTCAGAGTGGTACTTTTGGTGATACATCAGCACGAATTGGCGGCTATGTTCCATATTACGTAAACGGCTTTTTAGGCGCTGGCTGTACTAGCTCTCGCTCTAACCAAGGCTTCCAAGCGCCTGCTAGTACCGTTAGAGGTTACGGTTATGGCGGTGGGGGTGGATCAGGGCAAACTGGACAGCAATCTTACGTCTGCTTGACGCCTTCTTCAAGCCAAGGCAATGTTGAGACAACTTACTACACAGCG